CCAAAGTTCAAGAAGACGCTTCCATACTATGACACGTTTCCCCTCGTTCTTCCCATCGAAAACTATCCAGATGGATTTCTAGGTGTTAATCTACACTACCTACCCATCCCACTTAGAATTCGACTGCTGGACAGACTTGTAGACTTCTCAAACAACACAAAATTCGATGAGTCAACCACACTTGATGTTGACTATTCGGGACTAAAGAATGTACGGTTAGTTCGTCCTACCATTCACAAATATCTTGCGGGACAGGTTAAGTCACGGTTTCGTAGAATTGATGCAGACGAGTTTACGATTGCGACACTACTACCAGTGCAGAGATTCAAGAAGGCATCTGCATCAGAGGTATGGAAAGAATCTAGGAGCATGATCTAATGGCCGTAGGACAGAACTTTTTCGAAGGAACCGCAATCGGTGTTCTCAATGATATTCTATCTGCATTTCATTCTAACGAGGGATATGCACAACCAAACCGATATGAGGTGAATATCTTTGGACCAAGAGGAAGACAACTTGGTGGTGCATCACAGTTGCAGAACATGTCCCTTGGTTCAGAACAGGGTCTTAACGTCAGAGATATTCAACTCCGTTGTGAGTCTGTAACCCTACCCGGCATCAATCTTGCTACTGCACAGGATACAAATATCTATGGTCCAACAAGAGATATTGTTGAAGGTGTGACATATGCAGAAGAGGTATCAATGACCTTTGCAGCCAGTTCTGATTTAGAAGAGAGAGTATTCTTTGAGAGGTGGCAGAAGAACGCATACAATCCACAGACATGGAACATTGGATATTACAATGACTATGTTGGTTCAGTAGAAATCTATCTTCTCGACAAACAGGATCAGAGAAGGTATGGAATAAAATTGTGGGATGCATTTCCCAAGAACATTAACGGCACCGATTTGAGTTACGGTTCCCAGAATGAAAACATAAAGATTACCGTGGGAATGTCTTTTCGATACTGGACACCACTGGATATCAATGAAGAGGCACCAAGTATCTTGGACAGAGTTATTGATACAGTGGCAAATGGTGTTGAGAGACAGATACTAAGTAATATACCGAAAGTGCTTCGGAGACTATAAAGGATGAGATATTATGGCATTACCACAACTGAAAACACCAGAGTATGAACTGGTTCTACCATCAACACAGGAGAAGATCAAGTATAGACCATTCCTTGTGAGAGAACAAAAAATTCTTATGTTGGCTCAAGAGTCGGGTGAGGATACACAGATGGCGGCTGCAATGGGTGACATTGTTAAGAACTGCACATTTGAAAAAGTTGATCCAACAACTGCACCAATGTTCGATGTTGAATATCTCTTTCTACAGATTCGAGCAAAGGCAGTTGGTGAGACAGTAGAGGTTAACATTACTTGTCCTGATGATGGTGAAACTAAAGTTGCGAAGAAGATTAAGATTGACGATATTAACGTCCAACAATCTCTAGAACACAGTAGAGAGGTTGACCTTGGTAATGAGATTAAGGTTATCTTTAGATATCCTTTGTTATCAGATGTTGTTGGTATGATGAGTGGTACAACTGAACTTGAACAAGTGTTTTTTATGTTGAAGAACTGCATTACAGAAATTCACTATGGAGAGGACATTTATAACAGAATTGATATTACAGATGAAGAACTTGATACTTTTGTTGATCAGATGACATCTGATCAGTTTGAAAAGGTGACAGAGTTTTTCAATACTATGCCAAAAATACGTCATGTGGTTGATGTGACAAACCCAAAGACTAAGGTTAAAAGTGAAGTGTTGTTGGAGGGACTCGAAAGTTTTTTAGATTAGCTCTTTCTCATGACAGTACGTTCAATTACTATAAGACGAATTTTGCAATGATGCAACATCATAATTATAGTTTGAGTGAATTGGAAGATATGATGCCTTGGGAAAGAGAAATCTATGTTGGATTGTTAATGGAGTTTATTGAAGAAGAAAATAAACGCATGGAACAAGAAGAAAGAAGAATGAAACATGGCTGACGATTTTAAAGAACTTCTGAAAGCACAGCAACAGACGACAGAAATGTTGCGTCTGAGTATGATGACTGCCGAAGAACGTGAGGCAGAACGTGCAGCAGCAGAGGCAAGACGGGCTGCCATGGCAGAGGCTGCAAGAAAGGGTTGGGAAACTCGACGGTCAAATGCAGAAAAAGAAAATAATGATGCCCAAGATGCAACAACCCAGGCAATTCAATCACTAACAGACCAACAAAAAAGTATTGCAGACGCGGAAAGAGGTAATCGTGCAAAAGCAGACGAAACGGCAGCAGATGCACAGGCTAATGAGAATAAGAATAGATCACTTCTTGGAAAAATTGCAGGCGGTATCACAACACTAAAAGACAATGCAATAAACACTGCGAAGAAAGCAGGAAAGACAGGACTAGCGATTTTATCTGGTATTGCGTTTGGTGCGTTACTGTATGCGTTTGGAGAGTTTCTACAAAGTGATACCTTTAAGGATTTGACAAATTATCTCACTGGTCCAGATGGTCTTATCGAAAGATTAAAAAGATTTGACATAAGTTTCGGAGAGGGTACAGCTCTTCTTGGTGTTTTGCTTGGTGGGGTTGCTCTTGCGTTCAAGGCGAGTGCATTGACCAAGTTGTTTGGTCCAATAAAGTTAGCAGTAAAAGGAATTACGGCTGGTCTTGGTAGTCTTGGGACGAGACTTGGTGGAGTTGCAAACAATCTTGGTGGTAAAGGTGGTTCTGCTCCCGCTGGTGGAAGAGGTGGTGCTCGTGTAAGAGGTGGGGGCGCACTTGGTAAAGTTGGTTCATCCATTGCTAGTGTAGGAAAGGGTGTGGGAGCTGGTGCCGGCGCACTCCTCAAGGGTATGGCCGGTGGACTTGCTGCAATTGCAAACCCGGCAACCCTTGCCGGTCTGGCGGCGGTAACTCTTGCCATTAACGGTATTGCTGCAGCAGTAAGAATTGCATCTCCAGCATTTGAACCTTTTGGTAAACTACTTGAGAGCGCAGGCGAGACAATCAAGAGCGTGTTTGAGGGACTTGGTAGTACCATTGAATCTATTGGTAAGTCAGTCAAGGGTATCATAGGCTCTATTGCAGAGGGTATAACTAACATTCTTACAAAGATAAGTGAGGCAAGAACTGCTGGTGTTAGAGCAAAGACAGAACAAATTCAACAGTTAAGTTCAATTGACCCAGGCACAATTGAATCAACTGCCCGTGGAATTACATTGATGAAAAATGCACTTGAAGGATTTGGTAGTGAATCTTTTGGAAATGTTATCAAAGGACTAATTAGTGATGGTCCTGTCGGGGACATTCTAAAACTTGCAGAAAAACACGAAATTCTCAACAAAGCAGCAAACGCAGTTATGGCAATCACTGCCTCTGGTATGAGTTACAAACAGATAATGGACGAGGAAAAACGACAGTCCAGAATTAAGGAATTGGAGGGGAAGACACGTTTTGGGCCTGGAGCAGAAAGAAGAAGACAGGAAGATGCTGCAGAACTTGCAAAATTGCGTGCTCAAGGACCAGCACCAGAATTAGAAATGCTCAGAGATACTGCTGGACAACGTACTAGGGCATCAATGCAAGGTATGTTTACGGCAGACCCAAGAGTGGAGGCAATGATTACCTCTGCAATCAACAAGTCAAAGATTGCAACTCAGGGAGTAACAGTAAATAACGTCAGTAATAACACTGACAACAGAAATCAGAGCCAGAACACCCAACAACAAGTTGGCGCACCATTGACAAATGCAAAATATCCAAGACTTGCATATGGAACGTCGAGAGATTTTTAAAAAAAATAAAGGGGGGAACCACATTCCCCCCTTTACTCAGTTACTCGTTTGCGAGTTTTTCAAAATAAGACATTGCATCGTCGTCGTCTTCCTCTGACACAGTAGGTGCTGGTGCAGGGGAAGTGTCAACCTTGGGTTCTGCAACTGGTGCATCTTCCATGATATCCTCTGCCTTACCAACCGTTACTGTACCGGCAAGAACTGCATCGAGCCGTGCCTTAAGTTCGTCATATGACTTGAAGGCAGAAGGTGCAGTGAAGTCTGCGAGTGAATACTCCGTCTTCCACAGTGCCTCAATCTCCTCATCATTGTCGAACAGAGCAGATGGGTCTGCAAACTCTGACTTATCATAGTTCCAGTATCCATCTACTTTACGAAGCTTCAACTTGAAGTTCGCACCTTCCCAGAAGTCAAAGGGATTGACAGGGGTTTCATCTTGGAATGCGGGCTGCATTGCCTCCATGATCTTGTCAAAGATTTTCTTACCATAACGGTAGAGGAAAACCTTACCCTCGTTCTGAGGATTTGCAGGGTCTTCTACAACATAAATGTTGGAGTAGTACTGCAACTTACGCTTCTGCTTTCGTGCAATCTCCTTATCGGACTCAACACCTGAGTTCCAGAGTTTAGAGTTGTACTCTGACACAGGGTCATTCTGACCCACAGTGGTGAGAGAGTTCTCAATGTACCACTGACCTGTTGGACCTTGGAACGCATGGTTCCAGACCTTTGCCCAAGGCATGTCTT